AACAGTCCTGTTTCCGATTTTGCGTCAGATTCGAGAGTTAATCAAACAGGTCAAGATCCTTGTGCAGCAACTTATGTTTCTAATTTAATTGTTTTAGAAAATCCAGCAACAAGTCTTAAAGTTCAATTTGCTGGATATCGAAGAGACAGTTCTGATATTAGAGTTATGTACAAAGTTCTTTCTGAAGGAGAATCTGAAAATAGTATGGAAAAAGATTTTGATTTATTCCCAGGCTTTGCTAACATAGATCAAAATGGTAATATTATTAACAAAACTAATAATAACGGAAAACCTGATGATCCTGTAACACCTTCTGCTAGTGAAACTTTTAAAGATTATGAATTCACGATTGAAGAGTTACCACCATTTACAAGATTCCAAGTCAAAATTGATATGACTGGAACTAATCAAGCACAACCACCATACATTAAAGATCTTAGAGCTATTGCACTTGCATAATGGAAGAAGAAATTGAACTAATCCCTGTCGAAGGTAAAATCGGACTCTATCGAGATTCCGATTCTACAGCAATTATTAATTGTGACAAAAAGGCATATTCTGATTATATGAAACGCAAAAAAATCGCAAAAGTTAAAAGTAATGAATTAGGTAAAATGAAAGAAGACCTTGATAATGTAAAGGGTGAACTAGGAGAAATCAAAGGTCTTTTATCTACTCTTGTTCAAAAACTAAATAATTAGAAAAATGGCACAACAGATAATCACTTTTGACCCAGACGTGGGTGTTCCAATGGGTGTGAATCTAACCATGTTCTCTGGTGCTGATTTTAACACTACTTTCACGATTAGAACTTCTGCTGGTTCAAGTATAGATTTTACTAACTATACTGGAAGAAGCAATATGAAGAAGTCTGCGATTGGAACTGCGAATACTTTTGGCGTATCACTTGGAGACACAGATGGAAAAATAACTCTATCTATGGGTTCAACTGTTACCAGAAGTTTGTCTGAAGGTAGATATCTATACGATATCAATGTAAGTTCTGGTTCTACTTTCTTTAAAGTTATAGAAGGTAATGTGCTTGTCAGAACAGGTATTTCAACTTAGAGGTGAAGAATGGCTCAACCAAGTTCAAGAGATGGTTTAATCGATTACGCAAAAAGACAGTTGGGTTTTCCTGTCTTAGAGATTAACGTTGCAGATGAACAATTTTCAGATCTGTTAGATGATGCTATTCAAGTGTATCAAGAGAGACACTATGATGGTATTGCAAGGATGTATTTGAAATACAAAATTACACAGGATGATATTGATAGAGGACAAGCGAGAGGAGGAGATTCAACTTTAGGAATTACAACAACTACAACAACATCAACAGTTGGTTTGTCAACTACTTTTGATTTAGAAGAAAATAATAATTATATACAAATGCCTCCATCTGTAATTGGAGTTAACAATATATTTAAAGTTAGATCAGATACAGTTTACGATGGTTTATTCAATATTCGTTATCAGTTATTTTTAAATGATCTATATGCCTTTGGTTCAATTGATCTTCTTCAGTATTCAATGGTTCAAACCAAACTTGAAGATATCACTTTCTTATTGAATCCAAATGTGAGATATCGATTTAACATTCGACAAGACCGTCTTTATATTGACGTTGATTGGGCACCAATAAACGTAGGTGATTATTTTGTTATCGATTGTTTCCGAATATTAGATCCAGAAGATTTTACTAGAGTTTATAATGACCAGTTCTTAAAGAGATATTTTACTGCACTATGTAAGAAACAGTGGGGTCAAAACTTAATTAAATTCCAAGGTGTTCAATTACCTGGCGGTATTCAACTTAATGGTCGTCAAATATATGACGATGGTGTTAAAGAATTGGATGAGATTAAATCTAAGATGTCAAGTGATTATGAAATGCCACCACTTGACATGATTGGATAATGTTAAATCCTTTTTTTCTACAGGGTTCTCAAGGAGAACAAGGTTTAGTACAAGACTTAATTAATGAACAATTAAGGATGTATGGCCTTGAGTGTCATTATATTCCTCGTAAATTGATGACATCGAGAACAATAATGAGAGAGATAACTGAGTCAAAATTTGATCAGGCTTTTCCTCTTGAAGCATATTTGATGAATGTTGATGGATATGCTGGACAAGGAGATATACTTTCAAAGTTTGGTGTCAGAGTCACAACTGAGGCCACATTTGTCATTTCAAGAGAGAGGTTTGAAGAATCAGTTTCACCATTTTTAGAAAAACAAGAAGATGATTATGAAATATCAAATCGTCCAAGAGAAGGTGACTTACTATTTTCTCCTTTAGGTAGTAAATTATTTGAAATCAAATACGTTGAATTTGAAAAACCAAACTATCAATTAAGAAAGAACTATACATATCAACTTACATGTGAAGTCTTTGAATATGAGAATGAGGTTATTGATACAAACGTTGAGAAAATTGATAAGGTTGTTCAGACAGATGGATATGCTGCAAGACTTATACTATCTGGAATAGGTGCTACCGCAACCGCAAATACAACTCTTAACTTTGGCGCTGTTCAACAAATATTCTTACAGAATGATGGTTACGGATATCTGACTGCACCAACTGTTTCAATCAGTACATCACCTGGCGTAGATGCGACTGCGGTTGCAATCATGACATCTCGATCTGGTATCGGAACTGCTAAATCTATCGATAAAATTCTTTTAATCAATCCTGGCGGTGGATACATAGGAATACCCACTGTAACCGTGCCAGGCACTGGTATAGCGACTGCTGGCATCACTACTCTAGGTTCGGTAGGTATTGTTACAATTACCTCTGGTGGTTCTGGTTATACTACTACACCAAATGTTGCGATTACTACCGCACCATCAGGAGGAACCGATGCAGCTGCTGAAGCAGTCATGGTTGGTGGAACAATTAGTGCAATCAGAATTAGTAACGCTGGTAGTGGATATGTATCTGCACCAACAATTACAATTGGTGCTGCAACGTCAATAGGAGATGGTAACTATATCTTTAATGAAACTGTTCAAGTTTCATCTGATTCCTCGGAGACTGCAAGAGTCAAAGTATGGGATACAGACTCTAGAACTCTCGATGTTAGCATGTTAACTAAAATGCAATTCCAAGTTGGTGAGAAGATTAAAGGTCTTGAATCGGGTGCAGAATATGTAATCCTATCTGTAAGTTATGATCAACCAAATGATTATCCAAATGAGGAGTATGGTGCGAATCAATATAACGATAATGCAAACTTTGAATCCGAAGCGGATTCAATTTTGGACTTCTCTGAGGGCAATCCGTTCGGAACATTCTAAATAGTTAGAAAGCTTTGATATGTTAGGTACTTATTTCTATCATGAGATATTAAGAAAGACAGTTATCGGTTTCGGTACTCTCTTTAATAATATTAACATTCGACACAAGGATGCGAGTGGGACGACTTTTAGCACCATGAAGGTTCCATTGGCTTATGGCCCAATGCAGAAATTTTTGGCTAGAATTCAACAACAACCAGAATTAGACAGAGAGATTGCAATAACTCTTCCAAGACTATCTTTTGAGATGCAAGGGATACAGTATGATCCAACTCGTAAGACTGGAATCGCACAGACTTTTCTTGCGAAAGGTGGAACAACTGCGAAGAAAGTTTATATGCCTGTTCCATATAATGTTTCATTTGAACTTAGTATTATGGCTAAGTTAAGTGATGATGCATTACAAATACTAGAACAAATTGTACCTTATTTTCAACCATCATTTAATATTACAATCAATCTGATTGATTCAATCGGTGAGAAAAAAGATATACCGATTATCTTAGAAAGTATAAATCAAAGTGACCAATATGAGGGAAGTTTTGAGACTCGTAGAACAATTGTTTATACTTTAGGATTTACTGCAAAAACTTACCTATTCGGCCCCGTTGCAGATAATCCATCAGGTCTTATTAAGAAAGTTGACGTTGATTACTATACTAGTACTAATATTAAAACTGCAAAACGTAATATCAGATATAGTGCAACACCTCTTGCTAAACAAAATTATGATGATGATACAACGACAGTTATTGATGGTGCAATATCTGAGAAGGTCACAACCTTTAAGGTGAGTGCAACCACTGATTTGGCTGCAAATCAGAGAATTATTATTGATACTGAAATTATGAAAATTAGAAGTATCAGTGGTCAGAATATAACTGTATTCCGTGCTCACGATAATACGGTTGCTGCAAAACATGAACATAATGCAAGTATTGGTGTTCTCAGTGCGACTGACAATGCATCGATTGAATTTGGTGATGACTTTGGATTTGATGAAATGTCATCATTCTTTAGTGATGGTAAAACATTCAGTCCTT